AGGTGATGCAAGCCAAGATTGAAACCCTATACGCCATGTACGAACTAGCAGTTAAGCAACGGGACTACCTGATGGAACAACAACGCGCAGAGATTGCGGCTATGTACGGGAAGATGCAATGACCAAAAAACTAACCAAAGAAGAAGCCCTGCATTTCATAACAACGTGGCGTGATTCTCTTGACGAACCACGAGTAGAAGATGGCTACTGGCACGATGTTTCCGACGATCTGCATAACTACTTTGAAGCTACTGGGGCACGCGATTGGATGGGTGTAGGTGATGAAGCTACGAAGGTGTACAACATCATGTTCATGGATGAAAACGAGAAACCAATCAATGTTGACAACGAATCCCCTATGGCTAGCGTTTGGAGAGCAGCATCAGCACAAGCAGCGCATGGTGTATGGCAGTCAGTAGCAGATGCGTTTGGCCTGAACGTTGATGTGTTGGAATCTGTATTAGAAGATTGGTATTTGTTATTGGGTGAAGACAAGACCCCACCCCCACCGATCACGATGGGTGAGTTTGTGAAACGTTACAAAGCTGAATACAAATTTTGGAAGGAAAGTAACTTTCTATGAACGACGACGATGACATCCAAGATTACGTACCCGCATCAGGTTGGCGTAAAAGGCAATACGATCCAGACGCAATTTACGAACGTGAGATGCGTAACCGAACACTAGAAGAAGTAGCAAAAGAATTTGATGCTATGAAAAACTTTGGAAATACATCAGCAAGTTTTGCGGTATTTGTAAGGGGGCTGAAACGATAATGCCAAGACCCAAGCCACCTGAGAAATTGCTAGGCAGGCAAGTGCGGATGTCTGACAGGCAGTGGATCATCCTTAACCAACTTGGTGGTGCTGAATGGTTGAGAGATATTCTTGACAAGAAGGCACCAATGCCCAAGCAATACTACGACAAACTCTTACAGGAAAAACAAAATGATTGAACCCGTAAAGCAACTGGAACTGTTCCCCACTGCTAATGATATGCAGGTGGGGGGCGATCACTACATGGACAAGTGCATACAGCCTTGGGACTACATCGTTAGCAATAACCTTGGCTTCCTTGAAGGCAACATCATCAAGTACGTCACACGTTGGAAAGAAAAGAACGGAGTGGATGACTTGCGTAAGGCACAGCATTACTTAGCTAAACTGATCGAGGTGAGTGATGGCACAGACACCTGAAGTTAAAGTCAAAGCCCGTGTACGCGCCATCCTTGATGCACTGGGTATCTATTACTTTATGCCCCCCGCCAACGGATACGGCAGGCAAGGCATCCCCGACATCATTGGCTGTATGGATGGCAGGTTCATAGCCATTGAGTGCAAGGCAGGCAAGGGTCAACTGACCGAACTGCAAAAGCGTGAATTAGAAAAAATCATGCACGCCGATGGCCTGACCTTTGTTGCAAGAGAAGATAACTTAGAGGAAATCAAAGCTAAGTTACAAGAACAGATGACACCCACACGTAAGCATTTGGTTATTAAACGAATCCCTGCACCCCCCGGCACGGTATACAAATCAGCAAGCGAGATCATTGCCGAAGAAGGTCTTGACGTACTGGCTAGAAGGAACTCATGAACCTAATCACAATCGACTTTGAAACTTACTACGATCAGAAGTACAGCCTGACCAAGATCAGTACCGAAGAGTACGTACGTGACAACAGGTTTGAAACCATTGGCTTTGCATACAAGATAAACGACGAACGCTGTGTGTGGGTGACAGGCACCAACGAGCACATCCAAAAGGTACTGGACACTTTGCCGTGGGATGACTCACTTGTGCTTGCACACAACACCATGTTTGATGGTGCGATTCTGTCGTGGCGTTATGGCGTGAAGCCCAAGGGTTGGTTAGATACCATGAGCATGGGGCGTGCCCTGCATGGCGTGGATCAAAGCGTGTCCCTTGCATCAATGGCCGTGCGCTATGGCGTAGGTGAGAAAGGCACAGAGGTTACGAACGCTGTGGGTGTAGGGCGTGAGTTCTTTAGCCCCGATGCCCTTGCCAAGTATGGTGCGTACTGCCGTAATGATGTTCAGTTAACGTACAACATCTTTCAGATGATGATGCAAGCAGGTTTCCCCAAGGGTGAACTCAAGTTGATTGATTTGACGTTGAGTATGTTCATTCACCCTGTGTTGCGGCTTGATACCGAAGCCCTCAAAGCGCACCTTGCCGATACGGTGGCTCAGAAGAAAGCCCATCTGGTCAGCGCACTGCAAGCTGTAGGTAAGCAAGACCTTGCGGTCAAGCACATCCTTGGTGACGAGGAAGTACAGGCAGAGGTACGCAAAACCCTGATGAGTAACGTGCAGTTTGCCACCATGCTCAAGGGCTTGGATGTGGAAGCCCCCACTAAGATTAGCCCCACCACAGGCAAGCTAACCCTAGCCTTGGCCAAGAATGATGAGGCGTTCAAAGAGTTGCTTGAGCACGAAGACCCACGGGTACAAGCCCTATGTGCGGCACGCATCGGCACCAAGTCAACGCTCGAAGAAACCCGTACGCAACGGTTCATGGACATCAGCAAGCGGGGGGCGTTTCCTGTACCCCTCAGATACTATGCTGCCCATACTGGGAGGTGGGGCGGTACTGACTCAGTTAACTTGCAGAACCTGCCAAGCCGTGGGGCTAACGCAGGCAAGCTAAAGAAGGCGATCCTCGCACCCGAGGGTTATGTGTTTATTGATGCTGACTCAGCCCAGATTGAAGCCCGTACGTTGGCTTGGGAATCGGGTCAGGATGACTTAGTGGAGGCATTTGCAAATGGAGAAGACGTATACAAGATCATGGCTTCGGCTATATATGGCACGACAGTTGACCAAGTTACGGCTGGTGGGAGGTTTGTCGGGAAAACAACGATCCTTGGTGCGGGCTATGGCATGGGGGCGCCCAAGTTTAAGGCGCAACTTAAAACATTCGGAATGGATATTGAAGAGGGAGAATCAAAACAAATCATCGAAACTTATCGCAACACATACCCCATGATCCCACTGCTGTGGCGTGAATCGCAAGAAGCCTTGAAGTGCATGATGCGTGGCATGACCATGAAGCTGGGTAAAGATGGCCTGTTGACTGTTGATGATAAAGGTATCCTGCTACCAAACGGGTTACATATTTATTACAACGGCTTGGCCGAAGTTATTGAGAATGACAAGCGACAGTTTACATATCAAACCCGCAACGGCCCCAATAAAATATATGGTGGAAAAGTTGTTGAAAACTTCACACAGGCCATTGCGCGGTGTATCATTGGCGATCAAATGCTAAAAATTGCTAAGCGATACAAGGTCGTGCTTACCGTGCACGATGCTATTGGTATTGTTGCTAGGCAAGAAGAAGCCGATGAAGCACGTGCTTATGTGGAGTCCTGCATGCGTTGGGTTCCGTCATGGGCTGAAGGTTTACCAGTCAACTGCGAAAGCGGTATGGGATTGAGTTACGGAGATTGTTGATGGCAAAGATTCCCGCATGGTCATTCAGTAGCCTGAAGACGTTTACCACCTGCCCCAAGAAGTTCTACCACACCAAGGTACTCAAGGACATCAAGGAACCCGAGGGTGAGCAAGCCCTCTACGGCAAGCTGGTACATGAGGTTGCTGAGTTGTACATACGGGATGGCAAGGAGATTCCTGAGAAGTTTGCCTTCATCAAGCCCGCGCTCGATAGCCTGCTTAAGATACAGGGCGAGAAGTTATGTGAATTTAAAATGGCGCTGACCGACAAGCTAGAGCCATGCGACTTCTTTGACCCTGACTGTTGGTTCCGTGGCGTGGCTGACCTGCTCATCATTGACCGCGAGAAGGGTGAAGCCCGTGTGATTGACTACAAATTAGGCAAGTCCCGCTACGCTGACCTAGGTCAGTTGGAACTCATGGCACTTGCTGTATTTAAGTTATTCCCAGAGATCAAGAAAGTCAAGGGTGGCCTGTTGTTTCTGGCAGAGGATAAGTTCGTGCCATCTGTCTATGAAGTAGAGCAACAGCACAGATACTGGGGCAACTGGATGCCCAAGGTGATGATGTTGGAAGGCGCCTACAGCGCAGATATTTGGAATGCAAAACCCAACGGTTTATGTAAAAATTACTGCTGGGTGTCATCCTGCGCCCATTGTGGAAGGAAATGATATGCCCTATGTAACCAAAGCCAGACCCTACAAGAAAGAATACCAACAGCAGTTGGACAGAAATGAATTACCTACTAGAAGAAAACGTGAACAAGCCCGTGACCTATACGACAAAGAAGGCATTGATCGTAAGGGAAAAGATATTGACCACAAGCGCCCTCTATCTAAAGGTGGAAGTACCGCTAAAGGTAACTTGCAACTCAAAGCACCCAGTGCCAACCGTTCGTTCAGCCGCAACAGCGACCACACCGTGAAGGTAAACAAACCCAAGACAAAATAATACGTGCCGCGTTAGGTGTGAGTGGCGGGCACGGGGGGCTTTTTTGAGTTGAACCCTTTAAACCGCATCAGTCAGAGTCTTTATTTTTCGTTTAGATGATCTGACCGAATGACACCCGTAAGGTGTTACTTAATGATCGAAGTGGATGTCACTTTCGGTCTGTTATGCATTGGAGCATGTATGGAAATCATTGACGGAAAAGCACTAAAACTTAAATTAAAGAACCCGTACAGGGTCTTGAACGTGATACCCAAGAGCGCATTGCTTGAGGAAGGCCCCATCAGTACAGTTATGGTGCACTGGGGTTTGGAAGAAGCACAGGTATTAAAGAACCTGAAGGTCAAGAACGTACCTTCCCCCATCGTTGCCAAGTATGGTTGGCCGGGCATCTACCAGCCGTTCACACATCAGAAACAAACAGCCGCGTTTCTTACCCTGCACCGTCGTGCCTTCTGTTTCTCTGAACCCGGCACAGGCAAGACGCTATCGGTCACATGGGCGTGTGATTACCTAATGAACGCCAAGCACATCAAACGTGTGCTTGTTATTTGCCCCCTCTCAATTATGCAATCAGCATGGCAAAACGATATTTTTAAAGGGGCTATGCACAGGAAGGTTGGCATTGCCTACGGCAGTAAAGAGAAGCGGCAACAAGTAATCAACTCAGACGCTGAGTTTGTCATCATCAACTACGACGGCGTGCCCATTGTGGAAGACGACATCGTCAAGGCTAACTTTGACATGATAGTGATCGACGAAGCCAACGCCTACAAAACTGCAACCACCACCCGCTGGCGCACCCTGAACCGAATCGTCAAGCCCAACATGTGGCTATGGATGTTGACAGGAACCCCTGCCTCACAGTCACCCCTTGATGCGTATGGTCTGGCCAAACTAGTTAACCCATCGGCTACACCCCGCAGCTTTTCTATGTACCGCGATCAAGTAATGAACAAGATCACTCAGTTTAAGTGGGCACCCAAACGGGAAGCAGAGCAGGTGGTTAGCACACTGCTACAACCTGCCATTAGGTTTACCAAAGAGCAATGCCTTGACCTGCCAGACCTACTGTACTCAGAGCGTGAGGTTCCCATGACCGCACAGCAGATACGCTACTACGAGAAGCTACGCAAGGTCATGGCTATGCAGGCGGCAGGGGAAGAAGTCACGGCCATCAACGCTGCCGCTAAGCTAAACAAGTTGCTACAAATCTCTTGTGGTGCAGTCTATTCCGATAGTGGTGAGATCGTGACCTTTGACTCTAGCAGTCGCACGGCAGTGCTCAAAGAAGTCATTGACGAATCCAGCCATAAGGTATTGGTGTTTGCCCCATACCGCCATGCCATTGAGATTCTGTTTGAAGAACTGCGTAGGGATGGCTACACAGTAGATGTGATACACGGGGGTGTACCTGCTGGCAGGCGCACGGAGATATTCCGTAAGTTTCAAGATGAGCCAGACCCACGAGTGCTTGTCATACAGCCTCAAGCTGCATCACACGGTGTCACCTTACACGCG